TTCACAGCTGCTTTAAATGGACACTGTGATAAATCAAATGTATGTTCAATTGTTTGTTCAGGATTTTTTGGATTAGAAACACCACATGTATATTCAGGACCATAAGCCAAGATACGAGCCGCTACTAATACAGCATTCTTATCACCAAGGATTAAGTCATCTTGTTTAATACCTTCGGTAACAATCAAACTGTCCAATAGTTTATCAATCACCACACCTTTTTTAATAAGGTTCTGAGACATAAGGATATCTTCTTCCTTTGTCGTCATGTATTTTAATTCAATCTTACCATCGGCAAGTGGTGAATTCTTTGGATATACTTTTCCTAACGAGGGTAAATCTATAACTTCCGTAGGGAACTTATGTTCTGCCATTATAACTCCTTGATGTTGTAACTATTGGTTACTTAGAACCAAATGCTTTCGAGAAAAAACCTTTCTTCTTTTTCTTACCTTTACCACCTTTCTTCTTTTTCTTCTTTTTCTTTTTCTTTATCTCATCATCACAACTCATTTCACAAGTGTCAGCACATTTTGGTGATTGAGCATTTAGTGCTGGTATAGCACCGAAGATAAAAACAAGTGATAATAATATCTTTAGTAAGTTTTTCATTAGAACTCCAATATAGCGTAATCGTATTTCAATTGTAATGTAATCTCAACAGGATCTGATACAGTCATGTCTAAATCACCAAAAGTAGCATCTTGTATGTATGTTCCATACAATGTCCACTTTTCAATGATATCACCAACAGGTCCCAATACTTTGAAATTAATATTTTTCTTATAGAAGTCTTGGTATCCATCACGACCAGTAGAACTCTCATGATGTAATCTTAACCATTCAACAACAGCTGAAGCAGCAGACGGAACAATCGGGTCGTAAAGTGTGATAGTGATTGGTTGCCATCTTCCCTTACCTTTTACATACTTTGTAATATTCATATGCTCAAGAGTTACCTCATCAAAAGTAATCTGTGGTCTTTGAGCAGATTTGATTGTAAAAGCAGGAATTCCACCGATCTCGAAGATATATCTATTTCTTAACTTCGGTTCATACGGTGTGTAAAAAAGTTTATCTGCTTCTAATAATTGTGCCATAATTTATCTCCTATACCAATAAATATCAACTTCTTAAATTTTACCCATCAAAAGCGGCGCCAGATGGTTCAATTGTAAAATCTAATATGATGAACTCAGCAGTTCTTGTTGGTTGTAATCTAATCAATCCTACTAACTGATTTCTATCAATTGTTTCAGGTGTATTATTTGTATCATCCATCACAACTTCAAAGGCTTGTAATCCAGCATTAGACTGTACTTGTTCTAAGTAAGGATTAACAGTGTTTAAGAATTGATCTCTTAGATCAGTTGTATTTTGTTCAAACACAAGGTTTCTTGAAATTCTAGAAACAAATGATTTGATATTGATTAACAATCTTCTTACATTCACACGATCTAAAGCACTAGCTTTCTTTTGTGTGGTTTTCTGTCCGAAAACAGTCACACCTTGTCCTGGAAATGTAGCGATTGGGTTTACATTTGAATCATACAAAGTATCTCTTTGAGATTGTGATAATTTCTTATAAGCTTGTATTGCTGAGTCTATACCACCTCTGTTCAATCCAGCAGGAGCAAACCAAGGTTGTCCAATTGTATCATTAAAATGATAAACACCAGCAATTACTGTTGATGGTGGAACATACCTAAAAGTTCCTAATGAACTATCTTGTATCTGTACCCATGGATAATAAGTAGCAGCATAACTAGAATTACGAGTTTTCACATTCGTTGTTACACTACTCACACTACTTGTTTTATTTGAAGCATCATATACTAAGAAACAATCAGTTCTTGATTCACAAAGATCAATAGCTTGAGTTATAATACCTGAATGATTAGCATTACCGTCTACAATTCCTGGTAAAAATAATAAATCGAAGTTGTATTCATCTTTGTTCTTCAACATACTAAGAGCAGTAGCATATCCACCACCCACTGATGAATCACCTACAGCAGCAGCACTAGTCGCAACTGCAATACCTTGTGAATTGGTAGCACTTATCTCATCGTAAAATTTAAATGGATGTGCAATTTCTGTTGAAAACACACCACCATCAAAAGCACCATGAGCACTTCCACTACCAATGGCTGGAAAGAATGATGATGAATCTGAATAATTTGATGTCACATTACCATTTTCATCCAAATAATTTGGTGTCTTATTACCATCAGGTAAATCGCTTACCCTTACATATTTTGACATATTTGGATAATCACCAACTGGTTTTAAGAAAGCAACTCCGTCTTCTACGGCAACTTCGTTTGTTTGATTACCAATTCTCTTTAAGATATAATCTGTACTTTCAGGATCTAAAGATAAGTTAGCATGTGTTTCTAAAATGATTTTTCTTTTTATTGTATCATTACCAGCTCTGATCAATAGAGTAAAAGTACCTTTTTCTAAATTTCTATTTGATATTTCGTATCTAACGTTATCAGCTCTTCCACCAAAACTACCACTTCCAAAATGATTATTTGAAGCAGCATTATTAGCTCTAGGTGATAATAAAGCATCTGCCCCAATAGAAGACACCACATTATTAAACTGAGTTCCATCACCCAATACCTCAAGTGTCAATAAATCACCACCAGCAGTTGAGTCTGCAGTTCCACCTTCAAGTGTAAACGCATCATTCATAAGTGCACCAGATCCAGTATCTACTGATATAGAATTACCACTTAGACCAGTACTTGATGCTGTTAATTGTAATTCTGTTGTACCATCTGTTGCAGATACCCCAATATTAGCAGTATTAATTTCAGCAACCAATTTATCTAAATATTCAGCAGTGGATGAACCTGTGTGATGAAAAAATATAGGTGATGAATCAACCGGTGGACTATCTACATCAGTAGCAATAAATCTAAATTCAGTTCCACCAACAGTAATTTGGGTTTCGTGACCTACTTCTTGACCAAAAGTACCAGTTAGTGTTAATGAACCAGTAGCTTTATTACCAGAAACTAAATCTCCAGCTTTACTTACTGTAGCAGTTGCACGAGTTGAATTTGGTGTTCCCACTCTAACAACAGTTAGAGGACCACCTTGTCGTAAATATTCTCTGGCAGTATGGGATGTTAAATATTGATATTTGTCCGAACCACTTTCGATTAACTCTCCAAATGTTTGAACATATTCTCCATATGAACTTACAACTGTTGGTTCTAATACAGGTCCCTTTACAGTAGGACCTACGACAGCAGCACCGATTTCTCCTAGTGCTGCTGGGATAAAGGATTGGTCTATTTCATTAGTAAATACACCTGGTGATACAATTTTTTCAGCCATCTTGATGTCTCCAATAGAGTGGTAATAGTAAAAAGTCTATGATTATTCATATATAAATATCATAAAAATTTTCAAAGACTAATTTTTAGGTATCAGATGGTGTAAAAACTCCTGTATTCGGGTCTAAAGTTCCAGGTCCATACTTTTCAGTGATACCATTTAGAACTTTTTGTTCTTCAGCTCTTATAGCTTCAAAGTCTCTATGAGCTTGTTTTTCTTGTTGGTCAAGATTGTATTTTGTAAGAGTTATTTGACCAAATCGATTTGTTATTTCAGTGTATTGTGTTCTAATACCTTCGATTGATTTTAACTCTTCATCTGTGAACTTGATGTCTTCTGCCATCTGTAACTCCTAATTAATTAGTTTTTGTATATATAATTATATAATTTTTTCTGAAAAGGTGACATTTTTACTGTAGTCTCTTTTTGCTTGTGATTTCTTTCCAAACACATTTTCTGTAAACTCTGGTATTATATACCCCTTCACCAACATACTAAATTCATTTCTTATCAATCTCTCACCTTGTGATTCCATTTGTTCTTCATTAGTTATACCACCTTCAAGTTGAGTTCTAAACCTGTAACTAGTTTGATCACCCCAATAGGATTCCAAATGTTCTATCATAAGTGAATTTAAATCATTCATCTGTTCCATGTAAGCAGTCATCATTACAATCGTATATGTACAATTTACAAAATCTGGCATACCTGTTTTTATAAATTCTTGTATTGGTTTTTTACCTGTTAATACATTAAATCTACTGTATCGATTATTCTTACTCCATCCCGAACTTGATTTTATTACATTTATGTGCTCTCCTTTTAAATCATGTTTAAATGATTGTCTTAAATTATCGTCAAGTGTTAAATCAGTTCTCTTTATCACAATTACTGGTAGGATTATGCTTCCATTTCTATCTCTAAGTGTTCCTCGACCTCTTACTGATTTCCACCTTTCCTCATTACCATATAGAACAGGTACTCTGATAATTTCATTAGCTTCTTTTACCTTTGGCTTCATTATATTTGTCATGTGACTTATCATAGCAGTATCAATATCTTTTAAACCTATAGAATAAATTTTACTAGAATCACGTCCACCACTTTTTTTAATTACAACCCTAGCATTTCCTTTCTCAGAACGAAAACTTGTTTGTTCAGCACGATTTACCTCTGATTTATTCAAAGCATTTTGATTTGTTGTTGGTTTAATTGCCACGTCTTAGTTTCCTTAGTTTGTCAACTTTACTTTCTGATTTATTTCTATATACTTCTGACTTCAACCCTTTGGTGGAAGCCTTATCAATACTGATTTGTTTTTCTATCGGTACTTCTACAGCACCTAATGTTATATCCTTTGGTTCTCCATAGATATTACCTTGTTTCAACAAATCAATTATCTCGTCAAATCTATCTGGTTGTGGTTCACCATAGACATTATCTATGGATGTATCTATTGCTGTTTCCACAGGTGTTGATTTCACCAAATGAGATCGTCTTGGTTTCATCACCAATACTTTATTTAGCATTTGAACAGCCATTATCGTGGTCTCTCTTCGATTTGTAATGATGATAATCTACTACGATGTGCTGTAGCTTTTATAGCATGACTGAAACTAGGTGAACCACCGATTAACTGCGGTTCTGTAACACCATTGATTTCCCAATAGTAATTATTCCAATCACATATATCACCAGTCTCAGGAAAAAAGTTCAATGAACCACTGGCTAAATTGTTTCTCTGAAAGTTCATCTCTATCGTAGAGTTCACATCTGCACCAACAGATTCAAATTGTTCAACTTCTGGTGCGTTATATCTGATTAAACAATTTACTCTGAAACCGACATTGAAATATTTAGTCGTACTCTCACCATAGATATTATCTTTTGTATGTTGAGTATTGATCTTGTAGATATCCACTGACTGCCCGACAAACTCATCTATCAACTCTTCGTTCATAGAGTCGAATAAACTTATCTCCTTAGTCGATATAAAAAATGGTTTGGTAGCAGACATCAGTCTATCCTACGAATATTGGTAATGGAGCTTTGGCTAATACCTCTTGTTGAGCATTAGCTTCTTCAGCCTCAGCTTTGAGTTTTTCAGTTAGACTAACTGATTCTAAGAATTCTTTCAATTCTTCTAATAACTGAGTCTTTTCTTCTCTACCCTCGGCTTTCAA